CATTCAGCAAACGGCAGATCAAGCGGTTGCGGCCACCAAGCTTGCCGCGATAGCCACCACGACCACGGCGCAAGTTGCATCTACCGGTACAATGGCCGCAACATCAACAGCAGCAGCGGGAGCTGTCGCGGCAGCTGCGGCCCCTGCGGCAGGGTTAATGTCTATTGCTACACTTGGTAAGGCTGCTGTGATTGGCGGCTCGGCATTGATCGGTACAATGGCACTAGCAAAATCATTTGGAGGCGGTCGTAGGTACGGCGGTGCGGTTAATTCAGATAGTATGTATAGAGTAAACGAATCCGGTGCTCCTGAAATGTTTACAGCAAACAATGGAGCTCAGTACATGATGCCTACGTCAAACGGTAACGTAACACCCGCCAATCAGGTCGGTGGCGGTGGTGGCGTTACAATCAACATTAGCAACTATGCCGGCGCAGATATCCAAACAACAACCTCACCAAATGGTAAAATGATTGAAATAGCGGTACGTCAAGCAGTTCAGGCCGTTGGTGATGGGCTTAGGTCAAATACTGGCCCAGCATGGGATGGCTTAAAAGCCGGTTCAAACGCACAGAGTAAACTATGACAATTATTGCTTATCCAGTTGGTTTGCCAACGTTCTTATTTGCTGGTAAATCACGCACCCAGCCCGCGCAATTTACAGAATCAAACCCTAGGCGCGGGCCTGCATACACTCAAAAAATTGGCTCAGATATGCCTGTTTTTTGGGATGTTACTTTTAGATTTAATGAGGATGATGCGCAGCGGTTTCAGTTATGGGTGAAGCTATCAAAATATCTCGATAATGGCCTGAATGAATTCATTCTACCCATCAAGACAGAATTTGGCCTTGTAGATCACACATGCCGATTTTTATCTACTGGCTTCTTGGATGCAAAGCAAGATAGCCAAACATCATTCACATATAACGCCACTATCATGGCGCGTAAATTGGTCGTTCCTAAAGAATATCTCGATAATGGTGATTTTATTGTTACGCTGCCAGATTGGAAGAACTACGCCAGTCTGCTGGATATTGCTATCAATCAAGAATGGCCGACTGTTGAATATGTGGATATTGTTAAAGATGGTGTGCTGCATGAAAAAGCCGTCTTTACTCGTGCAAGCGGTGGTACTACTGAAATTACACAAGGGGTATTTACACAAGCCGGTGTTAATGAGCCGCGCTATAGATGGTCGTATGGATATAAAGAGCTACTGATTGAAGAGGCCAGAACCAACCTTGTATTCCCTTCTGCTGTTGGTGTTACGACATTAACAGTCACAGGTTCGGTTACTGAATGGAATCTAGAAGCTGGGGCGTTTTATACGTCTAGGATTGTTACTACATCGGCGGCGGTTACTCGGGCAAAGGATGTTGCGAAAATAAAAAATTCAGATTTCTTATTAAACGTAAACAATGGATCATTTTATTGTGTTTTTTCTGTAGTAGATACTCCTAGTCTAAAGACTATTTTAGGAGCTGGAGGATCACTAAGCTTTTGGTATTTATTTGGAAATGAACGAGCAAGATACACGGATGATTTGGGAGCTACCTCAACAATAGAGACATCAAACAGCGCATTTTTAGACAAAAAAAATAGTTCATGCATATCATATGATCAAAATGGTATTTTGATGGTTCTAAATGGTGGATCAGTAGTACAAGGAAGTAAGTTATTTCTATTCTCTGATGATTTTATTTCAATAGGTTCGATGAATTCTGGACAATCAGCACTAAATAACGGCATATCAACCCTACGTTACTACACAAGAAAACTATCTGCTTCTGAAATTCAGGCGCTTACATCATGAACAAGAAAGAGTTCTGGACAACAAAGATAAATAGACCTGAATATTTCACGGTGGCTTTCTATCACCCTGATTTTGGATATTACCGCTTAGTAGACCATCAATTTAACACGGTAAATTTGGGTGGTAACGATTACACCCCTTGCAGCATGAAAATTAACCCGCCGGATATAAGCAAAGATCCGGTTAGCTCGTTCTCTGTGTCATTCTCGCGTTACGTAGTAGGGAGGGAGTTAAAACAGGCATTAAATAAGGTTTCTACTGCGGGTAAATTCATTCCCATCAAGGCCACATATACCCATTGGATAGGATCATCTATTGATGATATTGCTTTCAGTATTGATCTTTGGGTTTCTGATAAAGGCGGAATTGTGTTCAGCAAAGAGTCGGTAACCATTAAGGCATCAGACGACAATCCTATGCGGCTTGATATCTCCTCTATTTTCACAATCGAGGACTTTACAGGTCTTGAATTGACATGACGCAAGAAGAATTTATTCAAAAATCGATTGGTATTCCTTGGGTTAAACACGCACATTCATTCGAGTCAATGGATTGTTACGGCCTTGTCATGCTGTATTACAAGCACGTCATGGGTATTGATCTAGGAGTGATGCCTATTCGTGACATAAGCGAAGGTGGATTTGAGGAAGAATCATCAAATTGGCATGAGTCTCTACCCGCTCAGGCGGGCCTTGCATTCATGAGCTTTAAAGGTGGAATACCGAGTCACTGCGGGATTGTGATTGATGAATGGCATGTAATCCACTCAGGCGGTAACGATAAAGGCTATGGATCTGTTAAAATAGATAAAATTGCGTCATTAGAAAGATTATTCGGGAAAATGAAATTCTATGCTTACAGTCTATAAAGATCCTCAAGCCGCGATGATTGGCGATATTTATGCGCTTGATCATTCGCTGACTATTCAAGAAAATATTGCTCTGCACGTTGATAGTGGCGCGGATTATACGCTATGGTTGAACGGCAGGATTATTGATAATCCTGCTGAGTGCGAAGAGATGGATAGATTGGCCTCTGTCTTTGATGTGGTTAGATTAGCCCGTCGCCAAGAAGGTATTGTTGAGGTGTTAGTTTATGCTGCAATCGCTGTTGTTGCTGCCATTGTTGTTGTTGCACTAAACCCAAAGCCTGACATTCCAAATAATGTTGGTCAAGGAAAAGATTCTCCTAATAATAAATTTACCGGCGCTACAAACCAGTATCGTCTTTATCAGGCTATGCCAGACATTTACGGACGTGTTGTTAGCTATCCAGACTTGATTCAACAGTCATTTTATGAATACATCAACAATGTAAAGTTTATTACCGAATGGATGTTTGTCAGTCGTGGTACTGGTGATGTTGCAGTTGTTCGATCTGCGTCTACGCCATTTACTGATATTACTAATGCGACGTACTCTATTTTTAAGCCAACGTGGAGCGCAGGACAGTATCCAGAAGACGGAACAACCACGGTTACAAATATTCGTGAATCATTTTCTACGCCTGATGTAAATGGGCAGAAGTTACCGCCATTATCTACTGCTGAGGCACTGACTGGTATCGGTAGCTGCACATTTTCTGTCAATAATTTAACAATGGTATTTTCTAGTGGAGACTATACGAGTTTAGATCAAGTATTAGGCGTTACTGGAGGAGTGCGTCTAGTATTTACTTACAATTACACCTCAGGCAGTTCGACATTATCAGATGCATTTAATGCTAATTGCAATTTATCATCAAACACAGTATCTGGCGGGATAACAACAGTTGTTTTTAGCGGAGTTATTCCATCACATACACCAATTGACACTACGCTATCTATTTCTATGCGTAGAAATAATGGAAATAAAGTGCCAACTACCACCTTTACCTTGCCTATCTCTGTGTCGGTGCTGCAATACAATTTTGCAATGCTTAGGGGGTTAAAGTGGAATAACGATGCTGCTGCTACGGTTACATTCAATATTGACTATTGGGCTGTCGATACAAACAATGCAGAGATAGCCGGTAGTCGAGGGCAGTATCAAGGCGCTTTTTCTGGTAATACACTGGATCAGCAATTTAAAACTATTTATGTTTCGCCCGCCTTTGGTCTTGCTCGTTATAAAACAAACATGACTCGCACTAACTTCTCAGGATCATCAAACGATTATGATAAGTTACAAATTGAATCTATTAATGGCGTGCGTGATTACGCAAGTAAAGTTTTCCCATCATCTACCATTATTCGCGTAACTACACAGGCCACTGAATCGGCTACTAGCGGTACAGAGCGTAAATTTAATTGCGAGTTTACGCGCTGGGTTCGTGATTTTAATACGATTGAATGCAGCGCAAGCCGTAACCTATTCAGATCAATACTGCATCAGCATACTGCTGTTGCTAGGCGTGACATTGCACAACTAGACACGGCCACAATGCAGCGCATTAACAATTCATTGCCAAGCAACACCACGCTATTAAACTTTGATTTTACGTTTGATGATAAAGACGTATCTTACGGCGAACGCATCGCTACAATGGCAAATGCTGGCCGGTGCTCTGTGTTTCGTGATGGCTATAAATGGTCTTTTGTACGTGATGAATTGCGCGGTAATTATCCGGTGATGCAGCTCGACTACCGCAACCTATCTGCTAGTGGGGAGTCAAATATCACTATGGATAGGGTAATGCCAAATTCATTTGATGGTATTGAACTTGAATATGTTGATGTTGCTTTAAACAAAAAAGCATTAATTAAACTACACATCAATAGTGATGGATCAATTGTTGAAGGAGTAGCTGGCAATCCATCAAAGATTAAGCTAGCAGGGTGTAGGGATAAAGTACAGGCCATGAATCGAGCTTATTTAGAGGCTGGGCATTTAATCTATTCTCGCGATGGTGTAACTGATGAAGCGTTATCTGATGCAAATATGCTAGGACGTGGCGACCTTGTTCGCTGGATTGATCCTAGTGACTTTTATGGCGATGATGGATTGCAAGCAGGTGAGATTATTTCCATTATTGGTAACTTAGTAGAGACAAGCGAAGAATGCCTATTCAAAGGACAACAAGCATCCC